CCAGGACGTGCCCTAGACTGGAGCGCCAAAGATGGAAGCCTTGAGATATGGGGCGAGGGGTGGCAGGGGCACTTGCCAGAAGGCGCGACGTGGATGGGAACCGAATACCCACACGAGCATCTGAATCGCCTTTACGGGCTTTCGTCTCGGCCTATCAACCAGACCTACCCGGACATGGAACGCTGGGGCTTTCACAACCCGCGACACTATGACATCGCAGCCGTGCGCGGCGAGCAGGTGCCGACGTTCGCAGACTGCGCAGCGGCGATTATGGCCGGGGTGCCAGAGCACCGGATGATGCTGGACCTCGGCGGCGCACCGAGGCCACGGCGCGGCATGGTGGGCGTTGACCTGCAAGGGGGCCCGGACATTGTGGTGCACAACCTGGAGGACGGGCTGCCGATACACGGCGCGGACGTGATTGTCGCGGACAACGTTCTGGAGCACATCGAGCACCTGATCCCGCTGATGAACGATTGCCACGAGGCGCTGTTACCCGGGGGCCGTATGCACGTCGTGGTCCCTAACGCGCAGAACCCGGACGATGCGTGGGCGGACCCTACGCACAAGCGGGCGTTTGTGCCCGGCACGTTCGCGTACTTTGACGGACGGCAACCGCGCTGGCAGCAGTACGGCTACGGCTATGGGATACTGCCGTGGCGGATCGTGTCGCTGACGCAAGAGGGGCGGTTCATCCGGGTGATGCTGCGGCCAGAGGGGTCGGCAGCATGAACATGGAGGGGTTGACCATCTACGAGATTGCGCGGATGCTGCTGAGACGTTATAGGCTCGTTCGTAAGTGCGAAATCGTTCTGGCGCAGGACCAGGTGGCGCAACGTTCGGCGGCGCTACAGGATGAGGTGACGCAGATCGAGGCGCGCATCGACGCACTGGAGGCCAGCAATGGCTGACGTGCTGATGCTTTACAGGTTCGCGCCGCACACGACAGCCAACTACATGGCAAAGGCGCTGCGGGCTAACGGCCACCGTGTGTATACGGCGGGGCGCAGCGCAATGGCGCCGGGGTGCAAGGAAACGTATCGCGTGTGGGGACCGCACAACTACAGGCTGGGCGAGCACGAAACGCTGAGCCTGAACGACCTGGGCGACTGGCGGCCGGACCTGATCCTGTGGGCGGAAAGCGGCGATGGACCAATGGGATTGGAAGGCGTGATCGACGCGGGCATACCGCTGGCGGGCTGGTTCATGGACAGCCACAACCCGGCCAAGTTGCCGTGGCACAAGCGGATGGCGGCGATGATGGACTATCGGTTCTGCGCGCAGCGGCCCTACTGCGACGCGCTGAGCGCTAAATGGTTGCCGTTTGCGTGCGACCCGGAGATACACACGCCGCGGGTATACTCGGAGGAGTACGACCTGGCGTTTGTGGGTAGCGCTTATGGGCAGGGGATGTACAGCAAGCGTTACGAGGCAATGGAGCGCCTGAGCAAGCGCTACAGGTGCAACTTCTGCAGCGGCGTGTATTTTGAGGACATGGCCGACGTGTACGGCAGCGCCAAGATCGGCTGGCACATGAGCGTCACGGGCGCAGACCTCGACATGCGGGTGTTTGAGATTATGTGTTCTGGCAGGCCACTGGTGACGGACGACGCGGATGATGCCGGGTTAGATGAGCTCTTTGGCTATTATCGAGAGGGCTATTATACCTATGCCAACGAGAAAGGGATGGATGATCTGATAGAATCTTTGCTGCGCGATCCGGCGGCACGCGACATAGAAGGCGAGGCGGGAAGGAAAAGGGTGCTGGCCGCCCACACCTACCGCCACCGGGCGCACCAGATTATGCAGACAGTGGGGTTGGAATGACCGACGCGGAGATGTGGACGGCCATCCGCCAGGCGCTTCTGATGGTGGTAGACGCAATCGAGCGCAGACTGGGTATAAGCCCACGCACAGCGGAGCTACGGCGACAGCGATAGACCGATAACAGAATAGAGGCAGCCCGGATAACCGGAGCGCCGTTTCTAGCGAGAGTAACAACCTCGCCGGGAACGGCGCTTCTCTATTTGGGCGAAAGGAGCGAGATGCACGAATACGCAGACAAGGACAATCCGACCAAGGCGGTGATGCTGGAAGAGACGGACGCCTACTTTAGGGTGGGCGGATATGGCGTCGTATTCGGTGGGGAAGATCTGGAAGGCGAGACGTTTAGCAAAGACACCGACTTCTGGCTGGATAGGCTCACGCGCACGCCGCCGGTGCTGTATCAGCACGGTAAAGACGCCAAAGCACAGAAAAGCGTGATTGGTGCGGCCACGGTGGAAGATCCGGACGACATCGGCCTCTGGGTAGAGGCGCAGATTGACCTCGCCAACAAGTATGCGGCGGCCATCCGGGAGCTGGCGCAGAAGGGCGTGCTTGGCTGGTCTAGCGGTACGGCGGGGCATCTTGCAGAGCGAGATGGCAAGGTGATCAAGAGCTGGCCGATTGTAGAGATGAGCCTGACGCCAACGCCAGCGGAGCCGCGCACGTTGGGCGTGAGTGAGATTCGTTCGCTAACGGATTGGGCCGATGGCCTCAAAGAGTTACTGCCAGAGGATGCGGGGGACGCATCGGCGGGAACTGAGCAGGCCGCGGGAACCACCGTAACGATAACCGAGCCGATTGCACAGATTGAAATCAAGGAGACTGAGATGACTGAGGAAATCAAGAACCAGGGGCCGGACATCGGGCAACTGGTACAGGAGGCCCTGACGAAGGCCATCCGGGAGCTGCCGGGATATGACAAACTCCTGAATGCAGCGCCGGAGGGCAAGGACCACAGCGAGGAAAAGTCCTTCGGGGACTATCTCGTCGCACTACAGCGTGGCGACAGGAAGCGCATCGAAACCGTATACAAGGCCGCGCTCTCGGAAGAGTCCGGAGCAACCGGCGGATACCTGGTACCTGCAGAGTACAGCAATGACATTCTGCGCATGGCTGCCAGTGCATCTGTCGTGCGGTCCAATGGCGCGACCATCATCCCGATGGGTTCCCGAGAGTGGAACGTTCCGGCGCTGAACTATACCGACAGCACCGCCGGACGGCCACACCAGTTGGGCGGCATTGTCGCCACGTGGACCGAAGAGGCCGGGGCTAAAACCGAAACCGAGCCGTCGTTCGAGAACATCAAGCTGACCTACCATGAGCTTTCCGGCTATACGCTGGCGAGCAACATGGTGCGTCAGGACGCGGGGCCCGCGTTGGAGGCGCTGCTTCGGCAGCTCTTTGCAGAGGCGATCCGCTGGTATGAGGACTGGGCGTTCCTGCAGGGTACTGGCGCGGGGCAGCCGCTGGGCGTCTTCAAGTCCGACGTGCTACTCACCGAGGTTGCCGCAACTTCCAGCTTCATCCTCTCGGACATCGCGGGAATGCTGAAACGGTTCCACAGCCGGATGCCCAATGGCGGCGTGTGGGTCATGCATCCTACGGTGATCGAGAAGCTGATCCTGCTGGCCGACGGTTCCAACGCCAGTAACAACCTGATCTGGTCGCCGAATACGACAGAGGCACAGCCTCAGCGGCTGTTCGGTCGCCCGATTGTGTTCAGCGACGTGATGCCCGTACTGCCCGCCGGAAGCTCGGCGACGCAGAAAGGCGGCGTGCTCCTGGCCGACTTCAGCTACTACCTGATCGGTGATCGGGCCGGGCTGCAAATCGATTTCAGTGAGCACTACAAGTTCATCAACAACCAGGGCACGTGGCGATTCTGCAAGTACGTCGATGGCCAGCCATGGATGCGGTCGCCGATGTACCTGGCAGACGGAACCAACCGGGTCAGCCCGTTTGTCAGCCTGAGTGGCGCGTAAGTCTAGTAGGAGGTAAACACAATGGGATACACAGAATCTTTGGGTGAGAGCCTGGCCATCGTTGGGGCATTCGCGCCCCGCGTCGTGGCCACGGCTGCACAGACCATTTATACCGATGTGGTGGACATGAGCCACTATCGGCGGGCGCTGGTGATTGCCGTGGGCAACGCCCTGGGCGGCACTTCGCTGGTCAAGGGCCTGACGGTCAAGTTGGTGGATTGCGACGCCAAGGGCACTGCGGCGGGCACCGCTTTCTACACATCCAGCGTAACGCCCATAAGCGGGACCGCTGGCGAGTACAGCATCGTCGTGGCTGAGTGCAAGGCCGAGGACCTGGGTCAGTATGGCGCAAGCCTGAACGCTCCGGGGAGATACTTCAAGGCGGGCGTCACAACGGGCACGAGCGTCAAGAATGTCTATGGCGCCATCGTACTCGGCGGGGTTGCGCGGTATGGGCCCGCAAGTGATAAGGACATTGCCGCGGTGAAGGAAATCGGTCAGGAATAGCAGGTAGCAGATCAGGGGCCGGCAGCCATCCCGGCCCCTGATCGGGGGGCATTGTCCTATGGCGTATGCACATATCAGCGACGTGAAACTCTATCGCGGCATACCGGCAGACAACACGGATGACGACGCGTTGCTCGAAAGCCTACTGGATGCAGCGCAGTCTGCCATCGACGGTTACTGCGACAGGACGTTCGACTACACCACGACGTCGACGCGCTACTATGACGCCGTGGAGGATGTAGACGGTCGGAGGCTATATCTAGACACGGATTGTGCAGAGATCGTGACCATCACAAACGGGGACGGGACAGTGGTAGCGGGCACGTCCTATGTCACTGTGCCGCGTAACTCGACACCATACCGCGAGATCGTGCTCAAGTCCGATAGCGGCGTGGATTGGACCTATGAGGACAGCCATGAGGATGCTATCAGCGTCCGGGGGCGCTGGGCATATGGCATGACCATACCGGCGGCCATCCAGCAGGCGGCTATCCGGCTGGCGGCGTACATGTACGCGCAGAAGGACGCGCAGGTTTTCGACGTGACGATGTATCCCGACGCGGGCATGATGACCGTGCCACAGGGGATGCCACGTGATGTGCAAGAGCTACTGAGGCCATACAGACGGATTGTATAAGGAGGGGGCTTGGCAGAGCTAGACATTGATCGGGGGGGGGACAAGAAGACAGAGGACTGGGTAGAGACAGCGGCAGTGTCGCGTAGATTCTACCCAGAGCCAGAGCGGGTGTTTGCAGTCAGTCCGCAAGACCCAAACGTGCGCATCGTGATCGCCATACCGATGGAGCGCACGATCATGCAGGAAGCCTTTTTCAGTTTTGCGCGCATCTTTCAGCAGGGCTGGCCGATGGCGCGGCTGCCATATACGCGGAACGACATTGCCCGCGAGAAATTCGGGCAGTTCGTTAGAGACGAAAAGATGCCGGACGGCGTTACGCCAAAGTATACGCACATCCTGATGCTCGACTCGGACCATGCACACCCGGAGGACATCGTACAGCGACTGGCGCGGTGGGTATTCCTGTACCCGTCGACCGTGAAAGTTGTCGGTGGGCTCAACTTTCGGCGTGGCGAGCCATACGACCCATGTGCGTTTGTAGACCCTGGTGACGGTTCGTTTCGCCGGCTGGCGCACTGGGGGCGCGGCATCCTGGAGGTCGATGCGCTGGGGACCGGCTCTATGCTGATCGCTCGGGAGGTCTTTGAGACGATCCCGGAGCCGTGGTTCAATTACGAATATCCGAAGGGAGACTTTACACCGGGGACCGACATGACCTTTTCGCGTAAATGCAGGGAGCACGGCA